TGGTTGATGTCGACAACCCTGACATGCGTCTGGTGTTCGCCACAACCACGGTGTCCGCTATCAACTCGCTGGGCGATCTGATCGAAGAAATCGGCACACGCATCATAGGCGGAGAGCCCGAGTTCCCGATCGTTACGTTGGGGTCTGAGGCCTTCACAGCACGCGGCAAGCCGAACGGCAAGCCGACGTTCAACGTGGAGGGTTGGGTGACCCTGCCAGAGATCAACGCCTACATCGCCGCTGGCGATGACGGAGATCTCGATGACTTGCTGGCGGGCGAGTATGACGAGGCAGCGGAAGAAGAGGCGCCCGCTCCCACCAAGCGCCGCGCTCGCCGCACAGCTGCCTAAACAATTTGGGCTGCCGGTACACCCGGCAGCCCGATTTAATTCAGCCACAGGAGTTAACAATGAAGCGGATGACTAAGACAAGCGCGCAGAGGATGGTCAGGCCAATGGACCACAGGGGGGCGGCAGTGTCCGTAGGTCACATTCTTTGGCCCCATTTGACCTACCTGTTTGCCAGATATAACAAGCGGCATCTAGGCCCGCCTTCCGACCCAGTGGAGTTTATCTGCAAGCGCGTCCCAGACTGCGCATTCAACAGCTGGTCGTGGTGCGCTGTGTGGAGCGACGGCACCGAGCTCGCGCACTGGAGCTACAAGAACGTGGGCTCAACTTACCAGAACCGTGAAGCTGCTGCAGCGCGGCTGGAAGTTGACGACCAGATCGTACCGCACCGAAAGTTTGGACACGCTGTTCACCACGCGGAGGTGCCCTTCTCCATACTTCTGCAGGAGTTCAAGAAGCAGCAAGGCATCGACAAAATTGATGTAAGTGAGGTGCCAGAACACACCTATGAGCACCGGTTTGTGGACCGCAGGCTTGCCGCTTTATGGAGTGAGTACCACGCCGCCCACGCCAAGCTGGAAGTTGTCAGTGACGCCGAGCATAAGGATCTACACAGTGCAAGATGAGGCGGTAGCACAGTTCCGAAGAGCGTGGGCTTTATTAGAAGATCCACACGTCTGGGCGTCCAAAGTGGCCTCCGTAGATAGCCACAATCACATGGACGAGGTCGGTACAAAGCGCGAGTATGATCTGATCACAGATGCCGAAGGCCTCGAGCGCGTGCTCGACATAGTTGGCGTTGGTGGCGTTGCCGCCCTCGACTTCGAAGGCTGGGACATGAAGGTCCGCACGGCACAGATCTGCAACGACGACGTCTATGCCGTCATCGACTTTGGTGACATGGCAAAGCACAACTGGTTTGGAGAAGTGGCACACTGGTTTGAGGACGCCAACTGGATCGTCTTCAGCAGCACGCACGAGAAGGGCTGCTTCGCCAAGGAGAACGCCTACCCTACGTGCTGGGATGCCGGGCACCTGCGCAGGGCGCTGGAGGGCGGCGGGCACATGAGCCTGAAGACGCTGGTCGGCTGGGAGCTGGGCATCGTCATGGATAAGGAGGAGCAGGGCAGCGACTGGAACACCGGCGAGCTGACACAGAGCCAGCTGGACTACGCTGCACTCGACGCCCTGCACACTTGGGACGCGTGGAAGAAGATGCGAGCCCGTGCAGATGACGGCGTCATGCGCTGCTTCAACATGCTCGACGGTATGACCGATGCGGTGGTGGAGATGCAGACAGCTGGCCTGCGCCTCGACACGAAGTACCACAAGCACCTGATCGAGCAGTGGGAGAAATTAGCAGATGAGCGGGAGGAAAAGATCCGCGGTTTGATCTCGACGTCAGAGGTGGAGAACCTGAACAGCGGCAAGCAGCTCAACGCTTTCTTCTCCAAGCTGCTGCCAGAGGATGTGCTTGCCGCTTGGCCAAAGACAGAGAAGACCGGCATGCTCAGCACCGCGAACGCGGATCTCCTGAACATGGCAGGTATATACGGCGGCACACCTCTGGGCACAGCGTTCCGCTTGATGGCAGAGCGGTCCACACTCAACAAATACCTGAGCAGCTTTGGTAACACGTTGATCAACCACGCACGCATGGGCAATGGCAGGGTCCGTGCGCGGTACAATATCGGCGCTGCGATCACAGGCCGCTTCTCTTCTTCTGGCCCTAATCTGCAGCAGATCCCGCGTGACCGTGACTTCTTTGGCGAGCGCCTCAGCATCCGCACAGGCTTCGTGGCAGAACCCGGCAACAAGCTGATCAGCTATGACTACAGCGGTATCGAGATGCGCGTGCTGGCGCTGCTGTCTGGTGACCCACAGATGATGCATGACGTCATCGAGGGTGACATGCACAGCGAGGCCGCCAGCCTCTGGGCAGGGCGCGCCATCGACGCAAAGACCGGCGTGGAAGACAAGGAACTGCGGCAGAACGCCAAGGGCATAAACTTCGGCATCATCTACGGGACGACGGCACTTGGTCTGGCTGGTCGCAACAACTGCACGTATGACTTCGCCGAGGCGTTCATACAGAAGTGGGCGGCCCGCTATCCGACCGCTTGGGATCTACGCAACAAGATGCGGGATGAAGCTACGAAGACCGGGTACATAGAGATGGTGGACGGCGGCAAGATCTACATTGGCAAGAAGCGCCCGAGCCCCACCAAGTGCGCCAACTACCCTGTGCAGCGTGCGGCCCTTGCCGTGATGGCGCACGCCATCATACGCCACCACGAAACGCTGGAGGATCTGCGCGAGCGGTATCCGTCAGACTTCATCGCCATGTGCTCCACGATCCACGACGCCCTGATTGACGAGACATCAGAGAGCGTGTCACATGAAGTCATGCGCCTGATGCGCCGCGACATGGAGCTCGGGTTTCTGGATGTGTTCCCCGGACACTCGATCGAGAAGCTGCTCGAGGGCGGCATGGGCCCCAACTGGGGTAACTTGGAAGAGGTAACTGATGGCTGATCGTGAACCCGGCACAGACGTGCGGCTGGCGATCCTCATGGCAATGCGCGACGGCAGATCCAGAACCGCCAGCGAGGTGTCCCTTATGCCAGAGCTGGCCAAGCACCGGCGCGAGTACAGCGTCAGCCACCAGATGACTAAGCTGCAGGCACTGGGGCTGCTGACGTTCACCGGGATGGCGGGCACGTCGAGCCCTGTAAAAACTTGGAAGATAGCTGTTGACGTCAACGGGTGACGTGTGTATTGTTTACGAGTAACCACAGAAGAGGACCACACGATGTCAGACCTGCACCCCCTTATGATAGAAGATCCCGCCGCCGCCCGCGAGTTTGTATTCGGCGGCAGCGCGGTCTTCACTCTGGTCAGTAAGAAGACCGGCACACGTTTCACGTACCGCGTCAGTAAAGCAAAAGACAAAGACGATATGTTCTTTGCTTCCACACTGAGCGGCCCGGACAACCTGTCCGATTACAACTACATAGGTTTCATACGTACCTCTGGCAACTTCCCCGGCCTGCTGACGTCGGGCGCCAAGGGTAAGATGGGCACCCCCTCGTACAGCGCACTGGCGTGGTTCCTGAACCAACTGACCAAGGCAGACCTGCCTGACACCGTAGAGATGTGGCACGAGGGCCGGTGCATGAAATGCGCACGCAGGCTGACAGATCCTGCATCAATCAAGCGCGGGCTCGGACCTGAGTGCGCGGGCAAACACAGCGAAGGAGTAATGGCATGAGTTTTGATTTCGCAACAGCAATAGCAAAAATGGGAGGGCCGCTTGACGGCCTGCGCTCCCGGTCGCCTGAGCTGGGCTTCATCTTCGATCAGGTTGAAGCCGCCGTCTACCTCGATGAGAAGTACGGCGACCCATCCATCCTGCTGAGCGACAGAGACGAGGCGCGCAGCGATGCCGACAGGGCAGAGCACCTCGTGTTAGAAGCGGCTGACCGCTTAGCCCAGATCCGCGACATGTTGCTGGTCGTGTCCCGCATGTCCGGTGTGAACCGTGAGTGCGAGGGTATGATCAAGCAGTGCGCTGGCATGGCAGATGACGCAGTGGTTTACATTGAAAGGATGACCCAGTGAAAATGACAGAGCAATTCGACGCCGCCCTAGCGGGCGGCGCTATTACGGCGGAGAGGGGCGCCAGCTACGCGCACCCAAGCGTAGACTTCCGCCGTGCAGCAATCATGAAGACCGTCACAGCTGAGTGTCCTGACGCCCGCATCCGCCATGCTTTGGATATGATCCTGACGAAGGTGGCGCGGCTGGTGCAGAGCCCGGATCACGTTGACAGCTGGATCGACATAGCGGGCTATGCGCGCACCGCGTGCATGGTTCTGGATCACGACGAGAGCACAGATAGGGGGTCTCCAAGTGACGGATGAGGAACAGAAAGCGATGACCGGTTGCCAGCGCAACCGGTT